GATAAAGAGTCATCCGCTGGTGGCCGGCGGTATAAAAATAACAGCCACCCAAGCCCAAATCAAAATGATCGCTCTCGCAGTAGAGCTACCACCACTAAATACCCCACCCAAGCACAGTATGAAGCTATCAAGCAAAGATTGATCGCCGAAACTGAGGATGAAGGTTACTCTAACAATGTTATGTACTTAGTAAAGAAATCTGGTCTCACCACCCTTGACGCTAACAAAATGATCTCTTCCGAGAGACCACTCGTCAAGCAGACGTCTAAAGCTTTCCATTTAACCAATCTCAAATCCAAACCAGATCTTCCAATTTCATCACATATAACTACGGACATTAATTTGACTGCAGCCTATAACGACGTACCCAATGCAGTTATCAATATCGACGAACGCCCCAGGTTTGTATTAGGTGGAAATCGTAATGCTACCTGCCCACTATTCGATGTTGTTGAATGTGAGAAGGAGAATATGCATTATGACACCTCGTACTTGAAAAGATACCTTTCCTGTTTGATCTTAGCCATGGATTGGTTTTCTGTCTCTTTAGTCAATCAGACATGGCTGAACCGCGAAGGAAATAACGGCTTAGTGATAACAGGTGCTTTTATAACCGCTTACGTTGCTAGGTTTATGGACCGTTTGGTTGCCTCCGGTCTGACTTTCCTATTTGTCACTCAGAAATACACTCCAGGTCTATATATTGGTGATGAATATTCCTACTACTGTGACTCAGCCGGCAACGTTCTGGGTACATCAAGAGGAGCCCCAACCAACTTTTGGAATGATAAGTCCGATCCATGGGGATCGACTGATTACTACAAAGGCTACTCCATAGAGACATACGCTACCTTTGGACCACAGCGTATTGTGTTAATGCGTCCTACTGATGAACTTGTATTACCCAGTGATTTTGTTGTCGTTCCTGATGAAACTTATCATGGCCGAACTGAACTTGATCCACCAAAGGAGCCAAACTCTTTGTGTGCTCTAGTTCGAGTGAAGACTCAAGACTTCATCGAACCCATCACTACTACCGACGAGCAACTCTTAGATTGGGATGTTCGTGATTCCACCTACATTAACACTATAGCAGATGAACCCGACGGCCTTCTTGAAGATTTGGTACACCATCCAACCAACCATATACCATTATTTACCAGCGTCTGTACCTCCATTTTGCTGTATGTTGTAGCATACAACAGAATTATTCCTTATCCATTTGTGGCCCTTCCCGCCGCACTCTTTTCCATCTACCAATACTACCTTTGGCTACACAAACCAGAAGGATTCCGCTTAGTACTTAACAATTACCGTATAAAATTCTATGGCCCCAATAGTGAAGAAGCCGAGGCCTGGTACGCTTTGAATAGAGTAGATCCAGTAACCCAATTGCCCTACGGCTGGTACCATGTAACAACTCGTGGTATCGTTCAAGTCCGTCAAGGCTCGTCGCAGGCCAATTGGACAAACGTGCCCAGATTAATTAGTGCCGTCTGTGGAAGCAGACAAGCCCCCTCTACTAGTATTTGTTCTCACTATCAAAGGTTATGTAGAGCCGTTGCCCCCGTTATGGCTTATCGTGGAAACTTTGAGGTTATGGAACAAATGGACCCTGAAATTAAGGTCATGATGGCCGCTTACGACCTCACCGTAAATGCCCCCACGGAAAAAGGAACCATAGATTTGCATCTTGCTAACGATGACAAGTGGCGTGAATTTGTGACCGCATTGATCACGAAGACCACCATCTTGGCATCTGCCACCAAAAGGGTAGCCAGAGCTGGACTTCGCTCCGTCTACCCTGCATCCCATCACCGTGACCTCGTCCTCAATATGTGGTCTTCCCAAGGATTGCCTATCATCTCGGCTTTTGATGAAGCGCCTGACTTATCTGAATACTCAGGTAAGAAGCTTCGTAAGTATGAAAGTGCTTATGAAGACAAGTATCTGTTTGATGATGAAGCAGTATACACTACCTTTATCAAAAGTGAAGCTCTTCCTGAATCTAATGTAAGGAAGAAGGGAAACCGCGTTATTACCATGAACAAACCATCATTCAATAATAGGACCATGAATTGGATGAAAGAGTTTGAACATGCTGTGCTTTCCATGAAAGATCCATACACCAAACACCGTCTCATAGCCAAAGGGCTCAACTGCG